TGTCTTGCTCTCCCTTCATGAATAAATAAGCTTCAACAAGGGAGCCATACAACAAAGTTAACTCTGCATTTTTGCTCAACCAAGTTTCGCCGCTATCTAATCCAACAGTTAAACTTACTGGGCGATAAAAATAATGAAGCTCCGCAGTGTAAGCTGCGTCTGGGGTAGGAGCTAACATAAAGTTATCGACATCAAACTGTGAATAATACTTTGGTGTTCCTGTCGTCGTCGCATCTGGAGTATAAGTTTGAAGGAAAGATGGGTCTTTAAAGTCTATAAAGAACTTATCTCCATCAGCACCTGCTAAACTTAAAGAAAAAGGGGCTAAAAAGTCACTTGGACACGCCAAATACTTGTTGCTTGAGGTCGTACTTGCCGCAGCATTTTTTCTAAATAGGCTTAGTTGTACGCTTTTTAAAATTCGCTCTTCAGCCTGACGTATGAAAAGAGGTATATTTGCGACAAAAGTGGTTTCATCATTCTCTGTGTAATCTTGAATTGCTTGTTTAAGCTGTGCGTATGTAAAACTCATGATGTCACCACCGTAACTGATCCGACAGAACCTGCCATTTCTAATCTATTTGGAGTAAGACCATCATCAGAAGGGCCACCAACGGGGTTCCAACTCCATTGAATGTTTCTTTCTTGGTCCAAATTTGGCTCTGGTCTTGCACCTTTAATCGCTTCTGGGTCTGGGGGAACCCTAATTGGCTCTAATTGCGGATGTTTTGGCTCCCATTCATCCTTACCAACAAGAAGGCCATTCCACTCTTTACGCATGTCTTTTAGCCGATATCTGAAGCCAGATCGGTCTGATATGCCATAAGCCCATTTTCCTGTTGCAAACTTAGACAATGCGATAATTCCTTAAACTTGGAGATATTTGGAATGATGCACGATCTCTATCTTCATCAATCGCACGGCGCATTTCCTCTTCATACACTGCTTTTAGCATTTGAACCCGCTCCGGGGCACGTTTTAGAGACAAATAATACGCTAATCCTGCAGACAAACAGGGGTAAAATCTAAACGGAATATCCATAGTATTTACCTGTGTATCCGCATCATCTATGCGTGTTAAACAGTCATATACAAGAATATCTGTACTATTGTCAGGAAGAGGCCAAATCTTTAAATTTGGAGTAATTTGACGGTCAAGGAAAAACTGAGTAGGTCTTCCTTCAGTTGTTTTTGTAGGAATAGCTAGATATTGATCCCTACTAATTCTTTCAATCGTATAATCTGTATTGCTACGACGAACAACTACAGACAAAACGTCAATAACATCGGTTCCGAGGTCATATTCTCCATCAGATTCGGTAAGTGTTATTGTACGCTGCTTAATTGTCCACTGATTTAAGCCTCGATTGGCCCAATCAGCTAACATAAGGTTTAAAGATCGCTTTGCGGTCTTTAAGTCATATCCAGTACGGGCTTCTAAGCCACAACGCTCAAAAGCCTCTTCGATGTACTCCGCTACATCTAATTCAAAGTCTGTTGAGCCTGATACGGTCATTTCTTTTTCCTTCTAAGCGACTTAACGCGCTTCGGTTTTCCTGCAGGTTGCCCAAGACGCTTCTTTTGAGCTATTCTACTACGCTTTTCAGTGGATGTCATCTCTGACGCTGTTTTAGGGGTTTTAGAACTTACACGTTTTGTTGGTCTGCAATATGGTGTCCCCCGTTTTTCTCCTTTTTTACGCCCACAAGCCTTGCCAGTGCGGACATCTTTCCAGTCCTCTTTAAACCAACGCTTGAGTGCAGCACCTTTTTTTGTCTTACGAACAGCCATTACGAATAGCTCGTTACTTTGCGACGATCTGTCATTACTTTGCCGCATCCATTTGCAATCGCCTCTCCGCCACGTAACATTCGGCGCACTGGACGTTTGCGGTACTCATTTGATGGCATAATTTCACCACCCATAGCCTTTTTTACAGGCTTTTTCTTACTATTTCCCCAGTTTTTAGCGCCTTTTTTGCGACATTTAGCGATTGCTCCGCTTGCGTATGCGCTTGGAAACACTTTGTACCTTGCTTTTACCTTTTTGTAGCATGCGTCTTTTGGCATTTTTCTTCACCTTTCTCTTCATAGGTGGCTTAGACACCTGTTGAGACATTTGAGAGCGACCAATCGCCATTATTTACCAATCCCCAAGATAACTTCCATGAAAAGCTCACTATTCATCAGGCCAGCAAAAACAATAGCACCAACAATCATCCATTTTGCTTGAAATACTGCAATCTTAATCTCTTTCATGTCAGATTGCAGCTTATCAACGCTAGTCACAAGGTGATCTTGTTGAGATTGAAACTTTACCATTTCCAACTCGATTTCGTGAACAGTTTTTTCAGCCATTAGCATTTCCACCGCTTTCTCGCTTGTCTTAGGCGTGAATTAGGGTCTTTCGCCGCTTTTGGAAACTTCTTCATTTGCCCTGCAGAACGTGCGCAGAACGATTTGCGCCGCTTTGCTGCTTTACTTCCGGGCTTTACCTTTCCTGTTACAGCAGTTTTTAGCTTAGAACCGGGATTTGCTTTACGATACGCGGCAACACCCTTTTTGGTCATGCCTGCACCAGCTTTGGTTTTGCGATAATTACCGCCTTTACCCGTGGTTTTGCGTATAGGGTTTTCTTTTTTACGAGGCATCACAATGTCCCTTGTTCTTTAATCAAAAGACCGTCCCCAAAAACGCCTATGTCAGCAGTCTGACCTGACATTTTAAGTTGGAACTCAATAGTTGATTTTTCCGAAACCTTAAAGGGAAGTGTCCGTGAAATATCCATTCGAGACACAAAGCTAGTTTGTGCCACATCAAAAACCCGCCCGTCAGAAAACGTGACTTGGTTTCTAAATGTCATGATTTTGGTGTCGTTGTTTGCCGTTGCTGTAAATGCATCAATCCGTCCGAGGTAGAACGAATAACCCACAGGTACTGTAAACACCGCAGCCTGATTCCTACCACGACCTGCAATGATTTTTGCATAAACTACTGAGTTAAACTCTGCCGTGATGTCTCCAACAGCGTTGCCCGTTGACATAATTAAGTCATTTATACGAAAAAAGTTTTGTTGTGTTTGGGCACCCGCTGTTCCATTCAACGCAACTACTTCACGTATTTCGTTATAATTGCCGTCAACACCCACGATTAAAAGCTGCGGTCCTTCCGCATCATCGTCGCTAGTGCTTATTATATCCAGCTTTTGTGCAGACGACAAAAACGGCAATACCGTGTTGTTTTCCCAAGCTGTACGGAATGTTGTACCGATTGCAGGGTTTGTTCCAAACAAATTGCGAATAGAATGGCCCGGGATTTGACCACGGGCCACCTGAAGCTCAAATGGCTCAGATGTTCCAACCTGCGTTATGGAACGAATATCAGCCATTTTGACCCCTTATGACAAAAAGATTGTCAGTTCGTTGCTTGCACCTGTGAATGCACTCACGTAAGCACCGCTTGTCGCAAGAATGCCATCATCTGGAATGTTTAGATGATGCATACCTGTTGAAAAAGTTTGCTCAATAAGAGTTTCACCGGATGCGCTACCGTTCTTGATCGTAAATGCGCCAGCCGCAGCCGCGTAAATTACAATCTGACGAATGCGTGATCTTGAATCACCAACAACAGCCGCAGTATCACCTTGCGTGAAGTTATATGCCTTTACTGGACCTGCCATAAGTTATCTCCTTATGCGCCAGCATTTACACCAGTATCTACACGAATCCAGTTTGAACCGTCAGAAAATACCAAGTTGCCTGTACCGTTTCCTGTTGTTTCTGATGCTTTTAGCGCGTCAGACGCAAAGAAAACCATACCTGTGCTTTCAGATGCAGTCGGTAGATTTGCGAATGTTGATGTACCTACAGTAACGCCGTTGCTTGATACAACTGGTCCTGAAAAATTAGTTGCTGCCATATTTTTCTCCTCTCGTGTCCGAGGTCAACTTCTACGGTTTGCAAAGCCATAGAATCTATACCGAGCATTATTGCTCAATTCGTAAGATACGATATAATGTGGAAAAAAGGAAGATTATAAATGGAGCAAGATCAGAGC